ACAAATGGGCGCTGTATGTCATCGGCCAGAATTGCGACCAGTCGGTGCCGGACGGTTTTGGTGGCACGGAGCCGCGCATCACCTGTAATGCCTGGCTGACCACACAGCGTAAGGCGTGGGATGTGCTCAGCGATTTCTGCTCGGCGATGCGCTGTATGCCGGTATGGAACGGGCTGACGCTGACGTTCGTGCAGGACCGACCGTCGGATAAGGTGTGGACCTATAACCGCAGTAATGTGGTGATGCCGGATGATGGCGCGCCGTTCCGCTACAGCTTCAGCGCCCTGAAGGACCGCCATAATGCCGTTGAGGTGAACTGGATTGACCCGGATAACGGCTGGGAAACGGCAACAGAGCTTGTGGAGGACACGCAGGCCATTGCCCGTTACGGTCGTAACGTCACGAAGATGGATGCCTTTGGCTGTACCAGCCGGGGACAGGCACACCGCGCCGGGCTGTGGCTGATTAAAACGGAGCTGCTGGAAACGCAGACCGTGGACTTCAGCGTGGGCGCAGAAGGGCTTCGCCATGTACCGGGTGATGTCATTGAAATCTGTGATGATGACTATGCGGGGATCAGCACCGGCGGGCGCGTGCTGGCGGTGAACAGCCAGACCCGGACGCTGACGCTCGACCGTGAAATCACGCTGCCATCCTCCGGTACCACGCTGATAAGCCTGGTTGACGGAAGTGGCAATCCGGTCAGCGTGGAGGTCCAGTCCGTCACCGACGGCGTGAAGGTAAAAGTGAGCCGTGTTCCTGACGGCGTTGCAGAATACAGCGTGTGGGGGCTGAAGTTGCCGACGTTGCGCCAGCGCCTGTTCCGCTGTGTGAGTATCCGTGAGAACGATGACGGCACGTATGCCATCACTGCCGTGCAGCATGTACCGGAAAAAAAAGCCATCGTGGATAACGGGGCGCACTTTGACGGCGACCAGAGCGGCACGGTGAATGGTGTCACGCCGCCAGCGGTGCAGCACCTGACTGCCGAAGTCACCGCAGACAGCGGGGAGTATCAGGTACTGGCCCGCTGGGACACGCCGAAGGTGGTGAAGGGCGTGAGTTTCCTGCTTCGCCTGACCGTGGCAGCGGATGACGGCAGTGAGCGGCTGGTCAGCACGGCCCGGACGGCGGAAACCACATACCGCTTCAGGCAGCTGGCGCTGGGGAACTACAGGCTGACAGTCCGGGCGGTAAATGCGTGGGGACAGCAGGGCGATCCGGCATCGGTATCGTTCCGGATTGCCGCACCGGCAGCGCCGTCTCGGATTGAGCTGACACCGGGCTATTTTCAGATAACCGCCACGCCGCATCTTGCGGTTTATGACCCGACGGTACAGTTTGAGTTCTGGTTCTCGGAAAAACGGATTGCGGATATCAGGCAGGTTGAAACCACAGCCCGCTATCTTGGCACGGCGCTGTACTGGATAGCTGCCAGTATCAATATCAGGCCGGGCCATGATTATTATTTTTACGTTCGCAGTGTGAACACCGTTGGCAAATCGGCATTCGTGGAGGCTGTTGGTCAGCCGAGTGATGATGCTTCCGGCTATCTGGATTTTTTCAAAGGAGAGATAGGGAAAACCCATCTGGCTCAGGAGCTGTGGACGCAAATTGATAACGGTCAGCTTGCGCCTGACCTGACTGAAATCAGGACGTCCATTACGGATGTCAGCAATGAAATCACGCAGACTGTCAATAAGAAACTGGAAGACCAGAGTGCGGCAATCCAGCAGATACAGAAGGTTCAGGTTGATACAAATAATAACCTGAACAGCATGTGGGCTGTGAAGATGCAGCAGGTGCAGGACGGACGCCTTTATATCGCGGGCATCGGTGCCGGTATTGAGAATACGCCAGCAGGAATGCAGAGTCAGGTGCTGCTGGCGGCAGACAGGATTGCGATGATTAATCCTGCGAATGGCAACACAAAGCCGATGTTTGTTGGTCAGGGCGATCAGATATTCATGAACGAAGTGTTCCTGAAATATCTGACGGCTCCCACCATTACCAGCGGCGGTAATCCTCCGGCATTTTCCCTGACACCGGACGGGCGGCTGACGGCGAGAAATGCTGATATCAGCGGTAACGTGAATGCGAACTCCGGGACGCTCAACAACGTCACGATAAATGAGAACTGTCAGATTAAGGGGAGACTGTCAGCCAACCAGATTGAAGGCGATATTGTCAAAACGGTCAGCAAGTCTTTCCCCCGCACGAGCACTTATGCCAGCGGCACCATCACGGTAAGAATCAGTGATGATCAGAAATTTGATCGGCAGGTCATGATACCGCCAGTGTTGTTCCGTGGTGGTAAGCATGAGAATTTCAACAGTAATAACCAACAGTCATACTGGTATTCAACCTGCCGGTTAAGAGTGACCCGCAATGGTCAGGAGATTTTTAATCAGTCCACGACGGATGCTCAGGGCGTATTTTCCTCGGTTATAGATATGCCTGCCGGACAGGGGACGCTGACACTGACATTCACCGTATCTTCATCAGGAGCGAATGACTGGACACCAACAACCAGTATCAGTGATCTGCTGGTTGTGGTGATGAAGAAATCCACAGCAGGTATCAGTATCAGCTGAATTTTATAACCCAGAACGGGCGTCAGAAATGACGCCTTTTTTTATCGCAGAAAAGCGAGAGGTACTTATGCGTAAACTTTATGCCGCCATTTTGTCCGCAGCCATTTGTCTGGCCGTATCCGGTGTGCCTGCATGGGCGTCTGAACATCAGTCCACGCTGAGCGCGGGGTATCTTCATGCCCGGACCAACGTTCCCGGCAGCGATGATCTGAACGGGATTAACGTGAAATACCGTTATGAGTTTACGGACACACTGGGGATGGTGACGTCATTCAGCTATGCAGGAGACAAGAATCGCCAGCTTACCCGTTACAGCGATACCCGCTGGCATGAAGATTCCGTGCGTAACCGCTGGTTCAGCGTGATGGCGGGGCCGTCTGTGCGCGTGAATGAATGGTTCAGCGCGTATGCGATGGCGGGTATGGCTTACAGCCGTGTGTCGACTTTTTCCGGGGATTACCTCCGCGTAACTGACAACAAGGAGAAAACGCACGATGTGCTGACCGGAAGTGATGACGGTCGCCACAGCAACACGTCTCTGGCGTGGGGGGCTGGCGTGCAGTTTAACCCGACCGAATCCTTGGCCATTGATATTGCTTATGAAGGTTCCGGCAGTGGTGACTGGCGCACTGACGGTTTCATCGTGGGTGTCGGTTATAAATTCTGATTAGCCAGGTAACACAGTGTTATGACAGCCCGCCGGTTCAGGCGGGCTTTTTTGTGGGGTGAATATGGCAGTAAAGATTTCAGGTGTACTGAAAGACGGTGCAGGTAAACCGGTACAGAACTGCACAATCCAGCTGAAAGCAAAACGTAACAGCACCACGGTGGTGGTGAACACGCTGGCCTCAGAAAATCCGGATGAAGCCGGGCGTTACAGCATGGATGTTGAGTATGGCCAGTACAGCGTCATCCTGCTGGTTGAAGGTTTTCCGCCTTCACATGCCGGGACCATTACCGTCTATGAAGGCTCCAGACCAGGTACGCTGAATGATTTTCTCGGTGCCATGACGGAAGATGATGTCATGCCGGAGGCATTGCGTCGTTTTGAGGAAATGGTGGAAGAAGCGGCACGCAACGCCGAAGCCGCCTCTCAGAGCGCAGCGGCGGCAAAGAAATCCGAAACGGCTGCGGCATCATCGAAGAACGCGGCGAAAAGCTCAGAAACGAATGCAGCTAACAGCGCCCAGGCGGCAGCGGCCTCACAGACTGCATCGGCAAACTCCGCGACAGCAGCCAAAAAATCAGAAACCAACGCGAAAAACAGCGAGACAGCAGCAAAGACGAGCGAAACCAACGCAAAGTCCAGCCAGACGGCAGCGAAGACCAGCGAAACGAATGCCAAAGCCAGCGAAACTGCGGCGAAAAGCAGTCAGGATGCAGCAGCCGAAAGCGAGAGTGCCGCAGCTGGTTCTGCAAGTGCGGCGGCTACTTCTGCCACTGCATCAGCCAACAGCCAAAAAGCAGCAAAAACCAGTGAAACCAACGCACAGGCGAGCGAAACAGCGGCTGCGAACTCAGCGAAAGCATCGGCAGCAAGCCAGACGGCAGCTAAAGCAAGTGAAGACGCAGCCAGAGAGTATGCAAGCCAGGCAGCAGAGCCGTATAAATATGTCTTACAGCCGCTGCCTGATGTGTGGATACCGTTTAACGATTCACTGGATATGATTGCGGGCTTTTCGCCATCATATAAAAAGATTGTTATTGGTGATGATGAAATAACAATGCCTAGCGATAAGGTTGTTAAATTTAAACGAGCGTCGAAAGCAACCTATATTAATAAGGCGGGGATGCTGACAGAGGCTGCAATCGATGAAGCACGATTTGAACGCAACGGCCTGCTTATTGAAGGGCAGAGAACTAACCTGCTAATCAATTCAACCAATCCGACTAAATGGAACAAGTCGTCAAATATGATCTTAAGTGCATCAGGTGTAGATGATTTCGGATTCCAGTACGCAAAATTTACATTAAAACCAGAAATGGTAGGGCAAACTTCATCGATTAACATAGTAACCGTTTCTGGCAGTAAAGGTTTTGACGTAACAGGCGGAGAAAAGTATGTAACCGTATCATGCAGAGTGCAAAGTGGCACTCCAAATTTAAGATGTCGATTACGATTTGAAAACTATGATGGTTCTACCTACACATTCTTAGGTGACGCTTACTTAAATACGACAGATTTATCTATTGATAAGACGGGGGTGGCCGCTAATCGCATTACTGCTAGGGCTGTTAAAGATGAAGCAAGCAAATGGATCTTTTTTGAGGCGACAATTAAGGCACTTGATACAGAAAATATGATAGGTGGAATGGTTCAGTATACCCCGGCAAAAGGAGTGGGCACTGGCGCGGATGATTATATTTATATTGCGACCCCTCAAGTTGAAGGTGGGGCGTGCGCTTCATCGTTTATTATAACAGGCGCATCCCCTGTAACACGCGCCAGCGATATTGTAACGGTCCCCATTTCTCTAAACTGGTGCAATCCCGCTATTAGTTCATTAGCAGAAGTTAATACCAATTGGGATGAATCGCCAAACAAAGAAGGTAGCGCACGTATTCTTAATATTTCCACTACGGGAGATACAACTGAAATTGCAGATGAAAGTTATATGTATTTGGGATATACATCGTTGGGAGCACGCGCAATCATTACAAATGGTAAAGGCACTAAAACAGAATATAAAAGTGTTGTAGAACGACCAGAGAGAAAATGCATTATCGGCTTTAGATTCACAGAAAGTCGAGAGTTGTGTGTTGTGGTTAACGGTAATATTGGTGCTAAGGCAGTTTCTCCTTATAAAAAACACAAATATACAGGAGGTTTCATTAATATTGGTGGTCAATCATCATCCGGCAACCGTCACCTATTTGGACACGTTCGAAATCTGCGTATTTGGCACAAGGCATTGACTGATGCCCAGATGGGGGAGTCAATCTAATGAAAGATTTAACACTCAAATTTGCCGACAGGGCCGACTTTTCGGCCTTTATGGAGAGTATTGGCTATTATGATGACGAGTCGATGCAGGATGATATTCTTATTGACGTGATAGGT